GGAATGAAAAGACTTATGGGTGGTATCACTGCCTTTGGTCTAGTTGGGCCTGGTCTTCAAAAAATGGCACAGAATTTGACAGATACTAGCGATGAAGAGCTAGAAGCGGCGAACAGACTAGCAGCATCTTGGCAGAGAAACTCACAGTTAATACCAGTTGGTAAAGATGACAATGGTAACTTTGAGTTCATTGATTTTAGTCACACAAACCCATACGATTTACTCTCAAGAGGATACAGAACTGTGTTAAATTCTTACAATGAAGGAAAAGCACAAAGTAAAGACTTTAGTGGAGTTGTTACAAAAGTTATGTTTGATTCTCTGAGTGAGTACATGGTTCCTTTTTTAGACTACTCAATGGTCTTTTCTGCTCTGTTTGATTCTTTGCCTACACCCATGGGTGGTCGTGGAGGAAGAACGAGATCTGGTGCAAAAGTTTACAGAGAACAAGATACACGATCCGTGGCTTTTGAGAAGTCCTTGTTACACATGTTTAACACCATCATTCCAGGTGGTGTGCCAGTAAGAATACCTATTGGTGCAGATCTCGGTATTGCTGGTGGTAATTTTCAACCAGTTAAATCCATAGAGAAATCAAGATTTTTAAGAGGTGTGTTTTCTCCAGAGGGAGAAGTTGAACCTAGCACTGGTAAAACTTATCAACAAGGAGCAGAGTTGTTTAGAGCGTTTACTGGACTAAACACTCAAACACTTGATCTTGCTAGACTTGCAGATTTTAGAGCACAAGAGTTTAAGCAAAACAGATCTGGTGCAGCTACATTGTTTAATGAAGTTTTGAGGCTTGAAGATGCTTCTCCCGAACAAATACTAGAGGCTTACAGTAGAGCAGATGACGCTAGACTTAGAACTTTTAGAAAGTATGCCGTTGCCGTTGATGATTTATCAACTTTAGGTTTAAGTCCAGTAGAAATTAGAACTGTTATGAAAGACGCACAATTAGGTAAAGATGAAATTAATTCAATACTTAACGATAGATATATTCCATTTCAACCAAGTAAAGAAAAACTTAAAGATGCTAGAAACAAGAAAAATCTTTACATACCAATGGGAGAAATAAATGCTTTAAGAGCCACAAGACGAGGAATGTCTTTAAGAGAAGAGGAACAAGAAGAAGTAGATGAGGTAAGCCAGCTGTTTGGTTTAAGTAATCAATTACCAGTGAAGTTACCATCAGTACCACCAACAAACGTAGCACGAAACACTGCACCTTCATTTGATGCTTTTCCAGAGATAACTCAAACTGCATCTTTTCAACCGAATATTGAAACAAGAACTAATCCCAACTTCTTAGGATCAAATCCAGATGACATTCTTAAAAATTTAGATATAGCTAGGAGAACTGGATGAGTAGGTTGTCACCACATTTTACAATAACAGAATTTGTTAAATCACAAACGGCAGAAAGAAAGGGCATTGAAAACATGCCTGAAGATAAACATGTAATTGCTATGATGAAATTATGTGAAAAAGTTCTTGAGCCTATTCGTAAACACTTTGATAAACCAGTCGTTGTTAACTCTGGGTATCGCAGTGCAGCGTTATGTCGAGCCATAGGATCAAAATCCACTAGTCAACATTGCAAAGGTCAAGCGGCTGATATAGAAATACCAGGTGTTTCTAATGCAGAATTAGCACAGCACATAGCAAACGAATTAGATTTTGATCAGTTGATATTAGAATGTTATGAAAGAGCCAAAGGTCCAAGCTCTGGTTGGGTGCATGTATCATACGTTGGTGACGCAAATAGAAAAGAGATCCTCACATATGATAGAGTCAACGGATACAGATTGGGGTTGATTTATACATAGATGTCTACATTAGTTGTTAATTTACCATCCATAGATGTATGGGTACGAAAAGAATATTTAAGAGATGGCGAAGATGGACATGGAGAGTTTGTAAAAGGTGTTTGGGTTACTGCGAAATCTATTCCAGGTAGAGCTTTTTATTTTGAAACTTACCTTCCTGACTACGGTGCTCTTTACGACAAACTACCTATTAGTGCTTTTACTGTTGAACCACAGACCCCTACTCCAGATATGGATCTTTATAATCTCCAGTTTTGGAATTGCATGGATTATGGGGTGGTGGCAGTTAGCAAACAGTTCATAGGATCTATGGACTTCGAGGTATATACAAGAGATCATGGTATCGTAAAAGGATCATATGTATGCACTCTTGATAATTATCACGAGAATATAAATACAATAGATTATTCTACGAGTGAAAAACCAGCAGAACATAAATCAAATAACATAATAGAATTAGAAAACGGACAGTTTTGTCTGTATCCAAACAACAGAATGAGAGTGTATGATAATTCACTGACACCAGACAAACCACTGCAGCCAGACTTCAAAGTTAGCACAGAGATATATCAAGTTGAGAACGGACAAAAGTTTAGACTCGGAGACACAGACGAGTATTTTTGGAAGGCAAAAGATGAATGATAGAGTTTCTTCTGATCTTTATGCTCAACGAAAGAGTAGTAGATCAGACACAAAGATTTGAAAATATTAATACTTGTTTGTATTTTGCTAGACGTTTGAACAATCAACCCGATGTTCCACTGCTAGATGGCAAAACAGCTAAAATTACTGCATATTGTAAGCCTGTTCGAAAAAATTAGGCTCTCAGATCGCCACACAGAGCCGAAACAAAGTGTCCGTGTGTGATTGTACCCTAGAAATACCTTTGTTTTTGAGTCTTTTTGTATTGTCCATTATCCAACTTCTCCCCAGTTTGACCCCATTTCAGCGTCTACATCAAAGGGTATTTTGAGTTCAGGCACACAATTAGACATGATTTCTTTTATTTGATCCACTTGCTTGTCGTTTTGTATGTTAAAACACAATTCATCATGCACAGTTAGCATTGGTGTAAGACCAGCATCATAACAATCGACCATGGCTTTCTTCGTTTGATCGGCACTAGATCCTTGAATTAATCTGTTAAGTGCTTTGTATGTAAAGGCTCTTCTGATACTG